GGCCGCTCACGGCCTCGATGACGTGGATGTTCGGATCGGTGGCCTCGTCCGGGTCGACCGACAGCCCGGACGTCCCGGCGGTGCCGACGGCCGGCCTCAACGTGAGCACGACCGACAAGATCGTCTACCTCAAGGATGGGGCGATCTACATCAGCTCGACCTACGCCGGACTGTCCGGCGGCAAGGTGAGCGACGCTCTCCACTCGTTCAGCCTCAAGGGCGATCAGGAAGTGGACGAGAAGCGCTGGGCCAACGGGGACCAGTCATTCGACGCCGACGCCTACGGCCCCGGCACTCGGACGATCGAACTCGAATGCACCTGGGCCAAGACGGCGGACACCGTCGGAGTCGGCTCGGAGTCCGACTCGTGGATGAGCGACGACGCGGTCAACCGCTACGTGCAGCTCAAGTTCATCTCGACCGCGATGGCGGACGGCGCGATCCCGTATTCCTGGACGGTCACGCTGCCGCTCCGGTACTACACCCGCACCGAGGGCGAGGTCGGCGGGAACACGGTCGTCGTGCTTACCGGCAAGGCGTTCTACGACCCCGACGAGATGTCCGGCGTCTTCTCCAGCGTCGCCGTCACGACCATCGACGAGGCAGACCTCGGGTCCATCGGCTCCTGACATGAACGTCACGATCGAGTGCATCTGCCCGCCGAAGGCAGACGGAGAGACCCGCCACCCGGCGGGCGACACGGTGACCCTGCGGGAGCGGCTCGACTTCCGGGCCGCCCTCACCGCCCGGAACACGATGATCCTCGTCAAGACCGAGGACCCCGACGCGGGCACGGCCGAGATCCTCGCCGCGCTCACCGAGACCTACCTCCTCGTCGGCATCGAGTCGTGGTCGCTCACCGACGGCAAGGGCAAGTCCGTCGAGGTCAGCAAGGCCGCGATCCGCGAGTGCCTCCTGTCCCATCCCGACGTCGCCATGACGGTTGGCAACGCGGCCGACGAGCTCTATTCGGCGTCGGTGATCCTCCCTTTAGTGGCCCTGGCACGGACCTCCTCGCCGCCTACGCCGACAACCGAGTCGACGTCAGCTCCGAAGCCATCCTCGGCGAGGCGCCCGAAGCCGTCGAAGCCATCCTCGATTACTCCTTTCCCGATGGACGCCACCGCGACGACATCACCGTTGCCCGCTGGCGCCTCCAGCTCCTCGCGGAACTCGGCGTAGGGCGCCTGGTGCGCCAGCAGGCCGCCGTCGATGACGGGAACGTGCAGAAGCTCCGAAGGGTGACGCATGGCAGCCGCTGATACCGCGAAGATGATCGTCGAGCTGGACTTCAAGTCCGGCAAGTTCACAGCCGGCATCTCTTCGGCGCAGAAGAGCCTCGGGCAACTTGAGACGCGGGTCGGGAAGCTCGGGAGCATCGCCTCCCGCGGCATGTCCCAGGCAGGCAAGAACATCGAACGGGGCATCGCCCTCGGGGCAGCCGCCGCCGCCGGTGCGATGGTCTATGCGGTCAATGCCGCAATCGACTGGGAGTCGGCGATGGCCGGCGTCAACAAGACGATCGAGGCCACGCCCGTCGAACTCAAAGCGATCGAGCAGGGGTTGATCGGCATCTCCAATAAGACGGGGGCAGCGGCAACCGACTTGGCCGCCATCGCCGAGAACGCGGGCGCGCTCGGCATCGCCAAGGGCGACATCCTCGCGTTCACCGAGACGGTGGCGATGATCGGCGCCACAACCAACGTCACGACCGAGGAGGCGTCCACTGCTCTAGGCCAGTTGGGCAACGTGCTCCGCTTGACGGGCGCCGATTACGACAACTTCGCCGCCACGCTCGTCGACCTCGGCAATAAGGGCGCGTCGACCGAGGCCCAGATCCTCGAGATCGCGAGGCGGGCGGGTAGCTCCGCTGCCCTCTTCGGACTCGCCAAAGACGAGACGCTCGCATGGTCATCGGCGGCTGCCAACCTCGGCATGAACGAGGAACTGGCGGGCACCGCGCTCCAGTCGATGCTGCTCAAGGCGATGCCTCAGTTCACCAAGGCATCCAAGACGATGACCACGGTCACCGGGATGAGCGGCAAGGCACTGAAGCAGGCGTATGAGAAGGACGCCGGCGGGGCCATGTCGATGCTCATCGAGAAGATCGGCGAGCTTCCCAAGGCCGAGCGGCAAGCCGCAGCCGCGAGCATCTTCGGCAAGACCTCCGGCCTGACGCGACTGATCCTCGGCCTTGCGGACAGTTACGACCGCAACCTAAAGCCCGCACTCGAGACCGGGGCCGAGGCATGGGAGAAGAACACCGCCGCGACGGAGGAGTTCGCCAAGCGGCAGGCAACGACCCAGTCAATGATCAACCGCCTCAAGGCGAACGTCACCAACGCGGCAGTGACCATCGGGACGAACCTCCTGCCGATGGTGAACGAACTGGCGACCGAGATGACGGGCTGGATCTCGTCGCACCAGGATGAGATCAAGCAGTTCGGGAAGGATCTCGCCAGCGGTATCCGCGAGGCCGTGAAGTGGGCGAAGTCGCTCAACTGGGACGCCATCTTCCTCTCGCTCAAGGCCGGAGCCACCTTCGCCCAGGGGCTCATCCAGGCGTTCCTCATGGCACCGCCGTGGCTCCAGGCATTCCTCGCGGGTGGCTTTGTTGCCAACAAGTTCACGGGCGGTATGGTCAGCAGCCTGACGGTCGAACTCGGGAAGATCGCCCTCGGGGGCATCTTCGACCGTGGCACTCCGCTGAACCCGATGTGGACGAAGGAAGTCGGGCTTCCGGGCGGGCCGGGCGGCGGCAAGTTGCCGGGCATTCCCGTGGTCGGCGGCGGGAGCCTGCTCGCCACGCTCGGGGCCGCCGGCATCACGGCTGCCGCAGTTGCCGCTGCCGCGTGGACGATCTTCAAGGTTACGGAGGCTGCGTTCAATCCTCCGGGCGGCGGCCACGATCCGACGATCGCGGAGAACAAGAACCCGGCCAACGTCGTGGCCGCCACGTGGTCGACGATCGCGCACGACCTCGATCTGGTCACCCATGAGCCCGCCAAGGGCAGTGGCCGCGGCGACGCGAGCACGGCTAAGGAAGTCAAGCGACTCGGGGACATCCAGGCGCTCGCGGCACGGATTACCGCAGCTGGCGGCAAGGCCACCGCCGCTCGCATCGCGGCGATCATGGAGAAGAACCGGCAGGCGACGATCGCGGCGAGCGCCCGTGAGGCCACGCGCTTCGCCACCCTGACGGCCGCCGTTCGCGGCATCAAGCTCAGCCCCGTCATCAACGTGAGCACCTACCCGCAGGTCACCATCCGCAACGTGGCGATGGCGAACCGGATCGCAACGGCGGTCGACGTGCGAACCGGCCGGGGCGGCGGCAAGATCCTGTGACGCTCTCGTACACCTACGACGGCGCGGCGATCACGCAGAAGATCGCGCCCAGCGGGATCAACATCACGCACCGCGCGGACGGCGATCCGTCGCAGGGCGGGCTGCCCATCGAGGACCCGGCCGCGGCCCTGACGATGGTCGGATGGAAGCCGGTGACGGTCGAGGAGAGCGCCTGCTCGCAGCCCCGGCTGTTCACGGGCTTCACGATGCAGCGCGACATTGGGCGCTCGGTCGAGGGTGGGCTGTTCGTCGGCGAGGACGCACGGCTGCAGGACCTGACCATCGTCGATCTGAACGCCATCTTCGGCTTCCGCCAGATCACCGGGTCGGATGGCAACCGGCCCGCCGAGACGTGGGCGGCCCGCCTGACGTGGATCCTCGAGAGCGAGTATCTGTCCGACTGGATCTCGGCCGACCAGACGTGGGTCGTCACGAACACGACCTCGATGGAGGAGACGGACTACCGCGAGGCGTATGCCGCGGGCGTCATGGAGGATCTGGTCGATCGGTCGGGCGGGGCTTACCTCTACTTCGCCTTCTGGGACACGTCGGCCGCACCGCCCGAGGTCCGGCTCTTCTTCGACAACGACAACGAGACGCTCGGGCTCTCGACCATCAGCATCTCCAACGATTGGGACGACGTAGACAACGACTACGTCTTCGCGCTGAACAGCGTGGCCGTCCTCGCCCGCGAGGCGGACCAGACCTATTCGGACGTGGTCGTCACCTACGATCGGGGGGCCAAGAAGGTCTATCGCTACCGGCAATCGACGGCCACCGCTTACATTCGGCGCGGGACGGGGATCCAGCGGCCGTACACGCGCGGGCTGGCGACGGCCACGGCGCAGGCCGAGGCGTTCCTCGACAAGCACGCCGTGGAGGTCGACCGGATCACGTGTTCGATCCAGGTTCCGGCCAACCGCGTCGGGCTGATCGAGGCCGGTCAGGGCATGAGCGTCCGCTTCACGCACCTCCCGGGGTACGAGACGGTCACCGTGATGCGGGTCGTCTCATACTCGCCGCGTCCGACGAACGACCTGGCGACGCATTACGACGTGGCGCTCGAGCTCGTGTACCAGCCGGCCGTAGCCCCGCCCGAGCCTGAGTGCTCGTTCGTGGCTCCCGACTATCCGGCGTGGTCGTCGCTCGACGTGTTCGGCTCGGCATACGACTATCTCGACCAGTTCGATCCGGCCAGCCCCGTCTACCCCGCGACGGAGTACATCTCGTACCACTGGGGCATCATGAGCGGGGCGCCGCTCTTCCAGTACGGCACGATCAACGGCGGTGGGGTGTGCGGCGTCGGGAGCGATGTCATCGCGGGCGACATCAACCTCCTCGCGACGTGGACGTTCGACCTCGCCCCTCTCGGCACGCCCCCGATCTGCGTAGCGAAACCGTCGATGACCTACGCCTACTCGGTCGAGGGATCGGACGACGGGGATAGCTGGACGGAGTACGTCGCGGCGGGAGACGGGCTCACCGCCCTGCCCGAACCGTACCCGGTCCACCGCTGGTGGCGCCTCGTCGCCCGGTTCATCCAGTCGGGGAGCATCCGCTACTTCGGTGGACCCGACGGCGCCTACCTGATGCTCTGGGGGGCCACGGGCGGGGACGAGATCATCGACCTCGGCCCGACCCCCGGCGCCACCACCGAGCACATCACCGACCCGACGGTGAACGATGACGCGGCGGCGGGCTACACCGTCGGAAGCGTCTGGATCAACGAGACGACGGGCGAGGCGTTCATCCTCGTGGACAGCACGACGGGCGCGGCCGTCTGGGTCTCGACCACGGCAACGGGCGCGCCGACGACGGCCGACTACCTCGTAGGCACGGCGCAGGCCGGACTCTCGGCCGAGATCGTCGTGGGCACCACGCCCGGCGGCGAGCTCGGCGGGACGTGGGCCAGCCCGACGGTGGATGCCACGCACTCCGGCTCGGCACACCACGCAGCGGCCACGATCAGCGGCAACGGGCTGGACATCAGCGGCCAGGAGATCAGCCTCGATCTGTCCGAAGTGGCAGCCGGGGGCGAGTTGGCCGGCTACATGGACGCACCCACGGTGGATGCCACGCACTCGGGCTCGGCGCACCTCGCGCTCGGCTCCACGTCGAGTACGGCGGCGGCCGGTGACCACACGCACTCCGGCGCCCACATCCTCCTGGCCGACGGCCGCGCAACGCCCTTCACCTTCGACGACTTGCTCCAGATGGACGACGGGTCCGACTTCATGTGGTCCGACTGAGGAGAAACCGATGGCCCTGCCCACCGCCAGCGACAACGTCTTCCCCCGCCTGCTCATCAGCGAGGGCGGCTCCACCGCGACGCCGGCCGCAGCTCGGGTAACCGTGTATGCCAAGGCGGACGGGCTGCTCTATTCCAAGGACGATGCGGGCGTTGAGAAGCTCATGTCATCGGGCGCCGGCGGCGACATCACCACGGACGCAGCTTGGGCCGCCAAGGGCAACCTGATCGTCGGGACCGCCAACAACACGGCAGCCGTCCTCACGGCTGGAACTAACGATTACGTTCTGACGGCGGCAAGCGCTGAGGCGACGGGCCTGAAGTGGGCTGCCGCCGCTGGCGGCGGCGGCGGCGGATCACCGGCCGACGTGGCCGCGTCCCTCATCACCGCGTACAGCCTGTTCAGGTAGGAGAGCGACATGGCAGCGAACACCAGCCCGATCTTCGAGCTCACGCCCCTCTTCGACGGGGTGACCCTGACTGACGCGGACACGACCGTTGCGAAGTTGGTAGCGACTGGCGGCACCGATGGAACCCGGATCGACGCCCTCATGTGCTCGACGAATGACACGGCGACCGTCAATCTCAAGTGGTTCATCGACGCCGGCGGCGCCGACCTCTACCTCGGAAACGTGAACCTCCCCATCGGGGCGGGCTACACGACCGTCGCACGGGTGGACGCCATCTCGACGCTGGCGCCCACGCTCGGCTATCTCTGGCTTCCGCCTGCGGCCGAGTTGAAGGTCGGCTGCGTCGCCACGATGACGAACGCCAAGACCACGACCGTCGTCGTGATGGGCGGGGATTACTAGGCCATGCCAGCCCTAGCAGGGCTCGTCGGCCGCCACCAACTGCCGGGACCGGCCACAATGGCCAGACAAGTGACGCCCGGCGCCAACGTGGAATGGCAGCTCTCCGACTCGGCGTTCACGCTCGATGGCCCGCACCCCGGCGCACAGATGACCGTACTCGTCAGTCAGAACCAGAGCGGGACCGCGAAGACCATCACCCTGCGGCTGTACCGCGATGGCGTTGCCGTCACGTCCGACACGCTCGGGATGACCGCCGACTCGGACGACGGGAACAATCGGACGCTCGTCATCCCCGTGCCGCCCGAGCACCGATCCGTGACGCACCGCTACTGGGTGACGTGGGCCTCGACGGCGGGTACGGGGCCGATGTCGTCCGCCAGCCGGATGGCGGTGCTTCGTCCGCCGTTGAAGTTCGCCGGGCTTCACGCCCTCCCCCGCGGGTCATATGACGACTCGCGCAATGACTCGCTGTCGGGCTCAGGGCTCGGCCCGTGGTGGATCAATCCAGCGACGCCATCCGCCCCGACCATCCTGAGCCGTCCCAATACGATCGGCCTCCGGCTCATGTCCTCCCTTGCTTCCCGGCGCATGGTCGGCGTTCGCCAGCGTGCCCCCGTCGGCAGCTTCACGATCTCGGCGCTCCTGCGCGACCCCGCCGGTGGGGTAGACATCCGCAGCGGGATCTTCGTAGCTACCGCCGGGAGTCTGGGGCACGTGTGCGGCCCGTTCGCACACGATGGGCGACCGGGGGTGCTCGGAGTTGGCACCACGTCCGACACCGGCGAATGGTCCGGCTACGACGGCTACCTTGTAGCGATTGATGGGCCCGTTGTCTCACTCTGGCAGTGGTTCCGGATCCGATGGGTCGCCTCGACGGCGACGTTCTACTTCGACACCAGCCACGGCGGCGTCACCTGGACGAGCATCGGGAGCCGAGCAGCGATGCCAGTTCCGTCCGAAGTCGGTTTCGGGCTCTACTCCAACGGCGGCTCCGTCGGGACGAGCACCACTCTTGACGTCGCGTACTGGGGCATGACCACGCCGTAGGGCCAGACTCGCGGCCCCTGCGGAGGCCGCTCACTTCACCAGCGTGAACGTCCCCTCGGCCAGCACGTCCCGGAGCATCGCCCGATCTCGATCCTCGTTCGGAGTGGTGCCAACTGTCAACGGTAGTCCTCCCGTCAATACAGTTATCCACAGTCCCACGGCGCGACGGTATTGACAACGCCCCGGACTGTGTGTAGGTTTCCCACATGCAGTACGTCGTGGTCACCCGAGACAACTGGCCGGATCTCGTCAAGCGGGCGGGCATTCGCCTCGAGGTCCTCGCGGTCAGGACCGGTCGGTCCTATTCGGCGGTGTACCGCTACAGCAACGGGAGCCGGAAGGCGCCGGACGAATGGATCGCCCAGGTCGCCGTCGTGCTCGGGGAGATTGCCGCGTGACTCGCCAGATCCTCCTCCGCCAACTGGCCCGCGCCCGCGAGATCGGGGACCGCGCCGCCGTAACGATGCTGCTGGCCCGCATCAAGGCCGAGGGGCGCCGAGACACGGCTGCCGCCCTGTCCGCCCGTCCTGGTGGCTTGGCGGGCCGCGTGGGCAACCGTGAGCCCTGGTCCGAGCTGGAGAAGCTCTACCGCTTCGGTCGCTGACGGTCCCTCTGGGAGGAGGACGAGCATGATCGCTACGCCGCGGACGGTTGGACCACGCAAGCTCCACGTCCGACAGGGCTCGCCCGAGTGGCTCGAAGCCCGTCGAACCCACATCACGGCCACCGCGATCCCGGTCCTGCTGGGCATCAGCCCGTACCGCTGCGAGCAGGACCTGGCCGACGAGATGCTCAACGGAAACGGGCAGGAGAGCACGCTCGTCATGCGCGTCGGCTCCGCGCTCGAAGACCTGATCGCCGACGCCTACGCGGCCCAGACGGGTCGCAAGGTTCGCCGCGTCCACGGGCTCTGGGAGTCTCGGGCCATCCCGTGGGCGGCGGCCAGCCCGGACGCCACGGCCGCGGGCCGGCTGGTGGAGATCAAGTGGACGGGCAGCCGGGCGCGCTTCCGCGATGGCCTGCCGGACGACACGGCGGCCCAGGTTCAGTGGCAGCTCATGGTCGCCGAGGCGCCGGTCGCCGACGTGGCGACGCTCACCGTGGGCGAGGACGCGATCCGCGTCTTCGAGGTCCGGGCGGACCCGCTGCTCCAGGGCAACTTCGTCGCCATCGCGGCCGACTTCCGGCGCCGGCTGGCCGAGGGCGGGCCGTTCGCGCAGTCGATCGAGTCGGTCAAGCGCCGTTACCCGACGGACGACGGGATCGTGCTGGAGGGCACGCCGAAGTGGCGCTCTCTTGCCGTTGACCTCGCCCGCGTCAGGGCCGAGGCGAAAGCCGCCGGACTCGCGCGGGACAACCTCGAACTGGCGATCCGCTCGATGTTGGCCGAGTCCGCTGGCGTCAAGGGCGACGGCTGGGAGATGACCCTGCGCAAGAACCGGGACTCGACCCGGACGAACTGGCCCGCCGTCGCGGCGGGCTGGCGTCAACTCATCTCGGAGCGACTGGAGGAGGCAGAGACGGTCCTTTCAATCCACACCGAAACCGTGCCGGGCCCACGAGTCCTGCGCACCAGTTTCAAGGGAGATACCGATGACTGAAACCGCGCTCCAGACGAGCTTCACCGACCCCGACGTGGCGGCCGCCATGACCATCTATGAGCGGCTCCAGCCGTTGCAGGATGCGCTGGGGCTCAAGGATCTCACCGTTCCCGAGATGCAGCTCTTCGCGATGGTGGCCCAGCACACGGGGCTGGACCCGTTCACGCGTCAGATCTACGCGATCAAGCGGGGCGGCAAGGTCACCCACCAGACAGGGATCGACGGCTACCGATCGTCGGCCGAGCGCAATGGCCAGTACGCGGGCTCGGATGAGGCGACCTACGAAGAGTGCGGGTGCGGCGACGAAGGATCGCCGACCGACCATCCGAAGATCGCCCGCGTCGTCGTGCGCCGCATCCTCCCGAACGGACACGTCATCGAGCAGACGGGCGTGGCCCGCTGGCATGAGTTGAAGCCCGAGCACAAGAAGCCGCAGGGCGCCTGGGACTACCTCGACGCGATGTGGTGGCGGATGCCGTTCAACCAGCTCGCCAAGTGCGCCGAGGCTAACGGACTGCGGAAGGCGTTCCCGCGGGTGCTCGGGAATGTCTACATCGCGGAGGAGATGGAGCAGGCTCGGATTATCGACGCCGAAGAGGCCCCGCCACGGCTGACGCTGGCAGAGCGCGCCGAGGCCAAGGCCGCCGCCATCGCCGCCGTGGCGGCCGTGGAGGAGCGCGCACCGGAAGTCACGGTGATCGACCTCCCCGAGCCGCCGGTGCTCCAGACCGTCGACCGCCCGGACGGCATCCTCAACGTCGAGGAAGTCAACGAGGGCGCACCCGTCGTCATGGCCCCTTGGACGCGGGACCGGCTGCACGGCGCCGCCGTCCACGCGGGCATCAAGGGCAGCGGCGTCACGGCCGTCTACAACGACGTGGCGGGCGCCCGCTCGCGGGCCGAGCTGACGGCCGACGACTGGGCCGAGATGGCGAAGCGGCTGGGCCTGGCATGAAGCCCTCGACGCGGGCCGTCCTGGCGCTCCTGCGCGAGCAGGGCGTCGACGGCGTGACACCGGCGCTCGCTCTCACCGAGGTCGGCACCATGCGGCTGGCCGCCCGGATCGCCGAGCTGCGGGCCGAAGGTCACGACATTGTCAACATCGGCCACACGACGGCCACCGGCAAGCACGTCGCGCTCTACGTCCTGCGCGAGCCGCTGCTGCTCTGGCGGGCGTCGTGAGCCGCCAGCCCCACGCCCGGCCGGTCGCGGGCCCGATCCTGCGCCAGTGCGGCAACCCGGCCTGCCACATCTGCACCCGCAACATCCCCGGCGAGCCGCCCGACAGCGGCCACCCGGCGGGCGAGGAGTCGCTGGCGTCGCTCTTCCTGGGGCTGGCGGCCATCGTCGTGATCCTGCTCTTCGTCGTGCTGGTCGTGCCGGTGCTGGCGCTGTGACGGCGCTCCGGCTGTTCGACTTGGAGCGGACCCCTCGGCTGTATCACGACTCCATCACGGCCTCGGCCAACGCCAAGGGGTGCATGGACGTGGACACCGTCAAGGGTTGCACGATGGGGATGCGGAGCGAACCGGGAGGCTGCTACGGCGAGTGTTACGCCGCGAAGATCGCCGCCCGTTACGGGATCTCGTTTGAGCACAGCGTGGCGCGCGGTTTCGTCGATCAGTGGCAGCACCGCGACATCCTCGTCCGGCAACTCCGACAGCATCCCCTCACGTGGTACCGCATCGGCGTCATGGGTGATCCCAGTCACGCATGGGACAACACCCTGCGAGTGATCCGCTGGCTACGGCCAGCCGAGAAGACGGCCGTAGTCGTGACAAAGCACTGGGAAACGCTGTCGGACGACCAACTGTCCCAACTGCTTGACGTCGACGTGGTCGTGAACACGTCCACGAGCGCTCTAGATACAGAGCCCCAAGAGAGGCACCGCGTCGCCGAGCACGAGCGCCTTCGCCACTACGGGATCAGGAGCGTCCTTCGGCTGGTGACATGTTCGTATGGAGATACGGAGTGGGCTCGCGATCGCCGCCTCCGCCAGGACCGTCTCATGTCGCTTGGCCCGGTCATCGACACGCCGTTGAGAGTGCAACCGACCAACCCACGAGTCGTAAGTGGCGACCTACTCACTACGCGCCGTGCGGATGCGTTGGGCGGCGGGACGCTGCTCTCGCTCCACGACCCGGACGTGTTTCTAGGCAACTGCGCCGACTGCCCAGATCAGTGCGGCGTCGAGGGAGACCCAATGCGAAACGCACCCGTAGTCGACCAGGCCTACCTCTTCCCAGTCAGCGACCCGGACGATAGGCCCCCGCCCGTGACCGGTGATGTTGAGTTTCGGTACGTCAAGACCGTCATCGGGTCGGGGTTTGAGCAGCAGGTCGCTGACCTCGCGCTAGAGGACGGCATCGCCCACCGGGCGGCTCGCAAGAACATGCAGATCCATTCGGCGGTCATCGTTCTGATCGGCGGGGACTTCGCTGGGTTCATGACGTTCCAGGACAACCGCGAGGTCGGGGAGTTCTGCCTCCTGCAGTCCGTGATCCGGCCAGACCTCTACACCGACGCGCTCTACCGTTCGATGGTTGAAGCCGTCATTCGGCAGAACACGGCCGAGCTGCCGATGCTCATGACGACGAACCCGAAGAGCAAGTTCGAGACGCCGAAGATGTACCAGAGCCTCGGCTTTGAGACGTATCTCAAGGCGTCGGGCTTCGAGTACATGCTGGCCGGCGACCCCGCCTACCACCGGCTGAAGACGCTCGCCCACATCACGATGACCAACGTCTGGGACAGCACGAAGGGTGACTGGCTCCGGCTCAAGAAGGAGTGGAACCGCCTCATCGACGAGACCGGCGAGGCGATGAGCATCCCCAATCCAGCCTTCGCCACGCGGGAGGGATGCTGGCAGGGCGAGAGCGGTTTCGCCAACGTGGTCACGGGCCGCTCACACAATGGCAACGCCTCGGTCCTCGACCCGGTTGCCTGCGAGGTCATCCTCCGGGTCTTCACGCCTCTCGGGGGCCGGGTCTACAACCCGTTCGGCGGCGGGGTCCAGTTCGGGTTCGTAGCCGGGGCCAGCGGTTACGAGTACCTGGCGAGCGAGATCCGGCAGAACCAGTGCGACGCGAATAACGCGCTCTGCTCGCAGTTCGGGAACACCAAGTGGGTGCAGTCCGACAGCTCGACCTACGAGCCGGACGGCCTGTACGACCTCGTGTTCGCCTGTCCGCCCTACTACCGGGTGGAGCGGTACGTCGATTACGACGGCAACCCTCCCGCCGGAGAGATCAACGCTCTAAGCACCTACGACACGTTCCGCGACACCCTGTTCGCTGGCTACCGGGTGGCGATCGATCACCTGAAAGACAACCGCTTCATCGTGATCATGACCGGCGACAGCCGGGACTCCAAGGGCGCCTACCACTGCCACGAGGCAGAGACGGAGCTGTTCTTCAAAGAGCAGGGGCTGACGGTCTACAACAAGATCATCTACCTGGAGGCCGAGTTCACCCGTCTCGCCCAGGCGAAGAAGACGCTCCGGTTCCGCAAGTTCCCGAAGCGAGAGCAGCGGATCATCGTCGCTTTCAAGGGCGATCCCCAGACGATCACGGACGAGTTCCCGCCCATCGGGAGGCTGTAGTGCCGTGACGCCCTACGAACAGGCCTTGGAGATGCTCTCGGCGGCCGAGGCGAGGTACGCCCGCCTCAAGTCGCCCGCGGAACTGGCCTACGTGATCGTGGTTCGCAAGGTCGCCGATCGGCTCTTCCGCGATCCCGACCGGGACCGGATCACTCCAGCCCCGCACCCGACCATCGGGAACCGGCGATGAAGCCAGCCTGCATGGACGAGAAGGAATGGCTCATCTGGCAGGACGCCAACGAGCGGCTGCTTCAGATGTTCCGCGCGGCCAGCCCGTGCCGGGACTGCACGCCGCTCTTCCACGCCGACATGCTCGCCGGCGGCATGTGCGACGGAACGCCGCTGACCGGAACCCGTGGACAACCCACTTACGAGGAAGAGGAGCACCCCCGATACTCCGTGGTGTCGAGCCAACCGAATACAGAGGGTGCATCCATGACTGTACCAGCCCGCCGGGCGTCGATCGTAGACATCGACCCCGACCTCGGCCCCGTCCGCTTCTGCGCGCGCTGTAGCGAGTGGTGGCCCCAGGACGCCGAGTTCTGGATCATCCAAGTCCGTCCTGCCGGCATCAGGAACACGTCGCGCGGGCACGTCTACACCCTGCGCTCCGCCGTCACGGGCTACACCTGTCGGGCGTGCCGTCGCGAGAAGCAGACGGCCTTTGCGAAGCGCCGGCGGGCCGCGGCGTGAGGATCAGGCAGGTCAAGCCCGAGTTCTGGTCCGACTCCGACATGGCCTCGCTGGCCTACCCCGTCCGCCTCATCTACATCGGTCTCTGGTGCGTCGCCGACGACGCTGGCTACATCGACTGGCGACCGGAGCGCATCGCCCACGACCTCCTGGGATACGAGTCGACGAAGGTGCGCGAGCGCCACCTGACGGAGTGGGCGAGCGTCCTCGTCGAGACGGGCCATCTCCAGATGTTCGAGTGCGGCTGCGCCCTGATCCCAACGCTGGCGAAGCACCAGAGGGTCACCGGTAAGCAGAACTTCCGCTACCGAGACGCACACGGTAAGCACCTACTGCTTATCGGTAAGCAGTCGATAGCCCCGGAACGGAACGGGTATGTAACGGAACGGAACGTAGATGGAACGGTAGAGCCAATCGCAAGCGATCAAGAACCGACCGAGTTTCGTCGGAAGATGGCCGCGGTCCAGGCATGACCGACCTCGACGACCTCCCGTTCCACGACGGCCACGAGTCCCCGGCCACCCCCACCGGCGCGAAGGGCGCCCGTCCCCGGAAGAGTGACGACCCCGTGAAGGCACGGCGCGGCAAGTCCGCCGACCGACTTGGCAAGGACCAGGAGCGCCGGATCGAGCGCGTCTACGGCCCCCGCAAGGTCGGCGAGTACGGCGATGCCGTCGACCACCTCGGCCGGGACTTCAAATGGCAAGCGAAGGCGACCCGCAAGCCGCCTCCGCTCTGGCTGGCGGCAATCGATGCGCCGACGTGGCGGGCGACCGTGCCGAAGTGGATCGAAGAGCCGATGTTCCACATGCTCGGGATCGGAGGGATGCGCCGGCCGCTCGTGATCCGGTCCCACGTCCACCAGGGCGTGCCGACGCGGGACTGGCTGTTCGTGATCTGGCGCGACTGGTACCGGCTCCACGGTGGCGACCACTACGGCTACGGCTACCTCGTGATGTCGGGCTCGGCGTTCCTCGACCTCCACGGGCCGGACGCGGCATGACCGCCCTCGTCGCCGCGGCCATGCTCGCCGACCTCCTGACGCAAATAAAGTGCCGTAGGGTATTGACAAGTACCGTAGGAAGTGCATAATGGTGTCAACGCCACAGGAAAGGGAGACACCAGCCATGACAACCCGGAGCAGCATCTACAGCGATCAGGGCCAGCGAGGCGCAGCGAACCTCACGGCTACCCACCTTCACGATCTCGGCATCACGATCAGCATCGGCGACCTCGAGCCGGCACAGCTCGGCGTTGTCCGCAGCATCCTCAGGGCTGAGGTTGACGCTCTCGTCGAGCGGGTCAACGCCGCTACGTTCCACCTGACCGGCCAAGCGGTGTACTGGGACGTGACCCTTGACGGAGCTGCCCGGTGTGGCGAGCATGCTTGACCTCGTAGGACGCCGCGAGATCGCGGACAGGGCCGGGACCACCCCGGCCCTTGTCGATGCCTGGCGTCGCCGTCATCCCGACTTCCCCCGTCCCGAGTGGACCGTGAGTGGCACGCCCATCTGGCGATGGGAAACGGTCGCTGCATGGCTCGCGGTGCCACGCAAAAGCGGACGACCGAAGGCATGACCGCCACGAAGGTCTGTACTCGTTGTGGCCGTACATTCGGACGGCCGAAGATGTCGACCCACGAAAGGTGGAACCAGCGTCGGTTCTGTTCGCACGCTTGCGTCTCCGATGCACCCGGTACGGAAGCCGAGCGGTTCTGGCGGCACGTCTCAAAGACGGACGAGTGCTGGGAGTGGCAGGCCGGGATCGGAGTCCACGGGTACGGGCAGTATCGCGATACCCTCGCGCATCGATTCGCCTGGGCGCTGACTATCGCCCCGATCCCCGCTGGTCAACAGGTACTCCATCGCTGCGACAACCGCCGATGCGTTAGGCCGACTCACCTGTTCCTCGGGACTCAGGCCGAGAACTTGGCCGATATGCGGGCGAAGGGTCGGGATCGACCTACACGCGGTGAGGCTAATCGCCGCTCCAAGTTGACCGCGAGCCAGGTTGCCGAGATCAGAACGCGGCGCGGAGCGGGGGAGTTGCTGAAGGATCTGGCAGCCGAGTTCGGCGTTTCGGACCACCAGATCAGCAACATCGCCAGCGGTCGGCAGTGGCGCTATGTCTAGAGTCCCGGCCCTCTATGTCCTCGTCGTCATAGCCATGACATTAGATTTGGCGACCTTCGCCGCCGTCATCGAAACCGTCGGCATCGGGCAGGAGCAGAACCCCGTCATGGCGCAGGGCTACTCGCTCGGCGGCATCGTCATCGTCGCCGCCCTCAAGCTCGCCGCCCTCGCCGCCATCGTCCTGCTCGTCGCCCGCGTCCGCCGTCCCCGGCTGCGCGTCATCGCGGCGGGCATCGCCATCGTCGTCGGCGTGACGGGCGCCGCGTCCAACGTCACCGCCTGGGCCGCTTCGACTCCCCGGCCCGCCCAGCAAGCCGTCTTCTCCCCGGCTTCTGGGCGGACCGGGCAGCCGGACAGCGATCATCCCGGCGCCCAGCCGGCCGGTCCGGTACCCGGTCGGATCACGCCCTCCACGTCGTCCGTCACGGGAAGCGGCCCGGAGACGGCGGGGCGCCCCGCAGCCGCAACCTCCCTGCGGGGCCTCGCCACCTGGTTCAGATCACCCGCCGGGGTCTCCGCCGCCGGCCCGGCTCTGCGACACGCACTGCCGGGCTGGCGCGGCACCAGCGTCCAGGTCTGCCACGCCGACCGCTGCACCGTGACCGTCCTGGGGGACGTTATGCGGGCCGATCGGCTGGTGGACCTCGACGACGATGCCTTCCGGGCACTGGCGCCGCTGTCCGTCGGCGTGCTGGCCGTGACGCTGACGCCCATCCCTGCC